CTCTGTTTTAACCTGTTCTATCTGTTTTTTATATCTTGCGCAGCAGGGCGCTGATATGGTTGCTTTCCGATTCAAGATCAATCTTCGTACCGTTCGGCGCAGCTTGTTCAAATGCGTACATTTTTTCGCCTTGGGTGTTGACCAGACCAAAACGCTCTGCCGGGGCAAAGTACGTACGGAACATGTCCGAACCTTGGGGAACAGCAACACCTTCGTTCGACGTAACGATCTTGGTGCCGTTATACGAGTCACGGACTTCACGGAACAGAACACCACCGAAGAAGAACTCACGACCGTTAGGCATCGGGCTACCACCAGCAGCCAAACGGCCACGGATCGGGTCATTGCCAGCCGAGTTAGCTTGTGCGTATGTCCAAGCGGCCTTCACCGAAGCGTGAGTAATCAGCTTGTTGAAGAAGCCCGTATCGCAAGGAACAATGATTCCCGAGAACACGCCGTTACCGCCCATGCCGTCATGCACCGACTGAATCACTTGCTCAATCTTTGCCAGGACTTCTGTACCCGCAGTACCAAGGGCAAAGTCAATTGCAGTGCGGGTAACACCAAACTCAGCGTTCCAATCTTGCACAACGGTGCCATTCGGGGCATATGCTGTGCCTTGGAACAGCGCTTGTGCGCGAGCAGCGTTCAGCGTCCAGTCGTGGTTCTGGCGCATACGCAGAAGCTTACGGGTACGCACAGCGTCCAGTTGTTCAACTTCGTTGAAGTTGTCATAAGCCGACTTGGCTTGCAGGTCTTTCGGCGAGATGTGGTCGTCCAGCGGGAAGTGCGGGATAGCAAAGGTGTGCAGCTTGCGCGTGCCGTCCTTACTGACAGTGTTTTTCTCGCCACGAACGCGGTCAACTACCAGCGCGCCATCTTGAGTCGATTCTTCAAACATCACCGTGTCAGCGGCAACACCTTCTTCGGTAAAAATACCGAGTTGGTTGAACGTGCCGTATTGGATAGGCAGGTTACGGATTGCTGCGGTCAGGTCAACTACTTCGTAGTTATTAAGTGGGCTGCGAATCAGCATTGTTATTTCCTTTAAACTTGTTATAAACGATTAGATCGTGGTCAGCACGTCGATGCCGACAGCAGCCAGTTGAGCGTATGCAGCCGTGGTCAGAGCACCAGCCGTAACACTTGCACCGAACGTCAGAGCTTTGTCCGACACTGCAACCGGGCCACGGTACAGAACCAGAAACTTAGTATCAGTGGTTGCGGCCATAACAGTAGGCATCGGGTGCCCCATTGCATCACCAACCACAACAGCGACAGCGACTTGCGAGCCATCAACAGCCGAAGCCTCGCAGACTTTGTATTTACCAGTGGCGGTAACTTTACCAAGAACGGTGCCGATAGGCAGAGTAGCTGCCGGACCATTGACTGTGACGATTTGTTTGCAGTAGCCATACTCTGCGCCAAATTCACGCTTAACGACGTTAGAGTAGCGCTGGGTATCAGTTGCGATTACAGGCATTTTATTTCCTTTTCAATATTGAATATTTGTTTTACTGCGCGGCAGTTTTAGGGGTGATCTGCGCATTGATCTTTGCAGCCAGTCGAGTAACCATGTCAACTTCAGTAGGCTCCTTAACTTCGGCATCCACACCTTGCTCATTAAACTGTGCAGATTTCGATTCCTGCTCCATGTTTGCCGACAGCGTATTTGCCATAGCTTCAAAAACTTTATCGTCCAGACCTTCAAAAGCAGCTACCAGTTCTTCTGCTTTTACGTCGCCAACGATATCTTGCAGTTTCGTCCGGCGAGCATCCATTTTTGCTTGCAGGGCAGCAGCTTCAACAGCGGCCTTTTCCTCTGCAACAACAGCCAGAGCAGCGTTAGCTTTTTCCAGCGCATCTTTCATCGAAACCATTTCAGCAGCTTGTTCTGCGAAGGAAGCCTTCAGTGCAGACAGTTCAGCAACAACGGCTTCGTGGACAGCAAGCTCAATTTGAGCCGATCGTTCAACACTCATCGTTTCTTCCTTTTTAACTTCGTTAGGCAGGATGCCCAACTTCTTCTTCAAACCATTAAGCATTCTTGCTCCCTTTGAGTTTACTCGTTACATAGTCTTGGAATTCTTGTTCAGTTTTAATGCCGTCAATCAGACCAAGCTTCAGTGCGTCTTTGGACAAGAATGTTTTAGCTTCGGTTGACTTAATTGCTTCGTCGGACAAGCCTGTGTACGTGGCAACGTGAGCCACAAAGTTCTCGTACAAAGAATCGATCTTGTACTGAAGGTCTGCAATGAACTCTGGACGAATGCTGCCAT